TCGTGCTAGACGATGGCGGACAGGGTGGGTATAGTGCATCAATAAACATAGAATCAATCACTTACGGCAATCAAGAGGCCGCCGCAACAGAAATTCCACACACAATTCCACACAACTTGACACGGAGGCCGGGGGCGATGATCCGGAAAAGAAAACGTCGCAGCAGTGTCGTGGAGATCGGCAACGGTCCCACGAAAGTCAAAATCTACACCATCAACCGCAAGGATGGATACGAGCAGTTCACCATTGCGTGGAAGGAGGGCGGCCGTCGAAGGACCCGCACATTCGCCTGCATGGACGAGGCGAAAATGATCGCCCAACAAACGACCGTTCGCCTGCAAAATGGCTGGGCGGTGGGTGACGAGGCGACCCGGCGGGATCTCGAAATGCTTCGCCACTGCGAAGGGCTGGCCAAGCGATTCGGTGTCACGCTCGCTGCCGCCATCGACGAATGGGTGAGCGCCCGAAGCGCGGTCGAGGGAATTACCCTTTCCGACGCCGTTCGTTTCTACCAAGCGAATCGAAGTGACCTGCTCGTGGTCCGGTCCACCGCCCAAGTGGCCGATGAGTTTGCCGAATCCCTCAGATCCAAGGGGGTGAGCGACATCTACGTCCGGAACGCCACCAACTCGCTGAAGCGGTTCAGCGACGCCGTTGCAGGCAATATCGCGGAGGTCACCGTGGCGGATGTGAACCAATTTCTGACGGGACTGAAAAAGCTCGGGGCGGTCAGCAAAAATGGCCTCCGCCGCAACATCGTGACCATGTTCAGTTTCGCCAAGCGCCAGGGCTACCTCCACCCCGAACGGAAGACTGCCGCCGAGCTATCCGAGACGTTCAAACAGCCGGAGACGGAGATCCAGATCTTCACCCCGGAGGAAATGGAGCGTCTCCTACTCACCGCCCACGCTCGTATCCTGCCGCTCGTCGCCATCGGTGGATTCGCCGGCATCCGGTCAGCCGAGGTCGCCCGTCTCGAATGGCAAGACATCAAGTGGGATCGCGGCCACATTGTTATCGCCGGCCACAAGGCGAAGACGGCAGCGCGGCGGATCGTTCCTCTCCCCGAGAACCTCAAGGCGTGGCTTGCACCATGGCGCGACAAAACTGGTCCCATCCTCTCGATCAGTGATATATCGGGTGCCTTGGGCGATACTGCCGTGAAGGCGAAGATCCCCGGTGGATGGCGTCAGAATGCCCTCAGGCACTCGTTCATCAGCTATCGCGTGTCCATGACAGGCGACGTAGCACGGACCTCTCTGGAGGCTGGTAACTCCCCGAAAATGATCTTCCGCCACTACCGGGAGGTGGTGACCGAGGAGTCCTCTGCGGCGTGGTTCGCAATTACGCCACCCGAGGGATGGCAACCGCCCGAGCTGGATTGGGCGCTTCGGGATCGATGGCGGAAGCTGGCCGCACGTCGGAGTAATCGGTGCGTTGACACGGAGGACGCTGCGTAACCATGAATACGATTGAACCTACCCTCATCCAGAAAAAGGAACTCGCCAAGCGCTTGTCGATCAGCCCTCGAACCATCGACGGCTGGGTTGCCAGGCGGGTGATTCCGTGCATCAAAGTGTCCTCGCGATGCAACCTCTACGAGATTGAAGCCGTCCTCGCAGCTCTCAAAAAACTCTATCAGGTGGATGCCAGGTCTTGAATTGAAACAACGCAAACACCCCCCCGGACGGTGAAAGCCATCCGGGGTTTTTTAATTGAATTCACTTTCCCCGCATTTTCTTCACCATGCTCACGAGCGACATGATGCCCACGAGCAGGCCGACGCCGAGTGAGGCCACTCGCAGGTGCCATTCTAGCTGCTCTTGATAGGACGTGATGACGCCGACCATCGGCGAGGCGATGCCGACGAAGGCTTTCATGACAAAGTCGATGTCGATGTTGATCGGTGCGCGCATGGTTGGGTTACAGGTTGGTGGCCGCTACGAATGCGCCGTCGATTTGCTCTTCGGTCAACCCGAGTTCGGTCCCGAGCATCGTGACCAGCGGATGGTCGCGGCGGTATTCCGTGGCATATTCAAACTCAATCAACGCGGCCTCGCGCATTGTGGCGTCGGGTGTGGCTTCGATCATGGACCTTACCGCATCCCCCGTGATGCCCTGCGACAACAACCACAGGCGGATCTGCCGTTGAGTGCATGGGGCGAACCTCGACTTGTCGTCGGGGTCGGGCGGAATCTCATCCCGGTGGTATTTGACCCCCGCCGCGTCAAGCTCCTGCAAGCATTCTGCCAGGGGCTTGCCCGCGTTGCCGGAAGCTCTCCACAGAGTCACCTCGGTCCCGTTGTGTTCGTAGTCGTATTGCATAGTGATGATGATGGTGGTTACGGGCTTCCGGTGACGAGGCAGGCGACACCCCGCCCACGGAGCTTCTGCGTCAGGTAGAAGCCTTCTGTCGTGTTTGTGGTTCTCCGCATCATTGGATACTGAGTGAAAGATATGTTAAGGCCATGACTAGGCTGGGTGGTGGCGAACCAAGTGCATCGGAATCTGTTCGCGTCAATTACCGTGATCGCGCCGCAGGTGGCCTTGCTGGTAGCATGCGTATTCAACTCGTTGATGGATGCCGTCGCGCCTTGCGCTCCGCTGAAATGGACATAGTCGCCGGTGGCATATCCGTGGCTGGTCAACGTGACGGTTACGGTTGCCGCCTGTATGGGAGATGCCACGCTTGCACTCATCAACAGCCCTTGGTTGTAGGACTGGTTCAGCACCGTAAGCGTCCCGCCAGTTCCCGCAGTGACGACCGAGGTCGAGTAGAATGTGAGCTGAGTTGACGAAACTGCGGTCATGACATGAACCCCGTTAATATCCGGGTTGGACCCCGTATGCCCGGTGATCATAACGGTTACTTTGATGCCGACGGGGGCACCGTGACCAGCGGCTGTGACGGTAGCACTGCCATTCGCGGTGGTGAAAGGCACGCCAGCGTTCGTGTGCGGGTAGTCCTTGATCTTGCTGGTGACGCCGATGTCGTCGACCGGGGACATGACAAACCGTGTGGTGGCGTTGGAATACCAGATCGACCATTGGTTCTCCGCGCAATCGAAGCGGGGGAAGGCGGTTTCACTGGCATTGCGGTGGTAGTTCCCTGCTACAAACACAGGAAGAGCGAAGCCACCGGGCGCATTGACAGTCGAAGTTGCGGATTGCACGTCATGGGCATCGACGTTGGGCAGTATGTCTATCTGCGTCGGAACCTTGACAGTTCCGGTGAACTGCGGGCCTCCCACATTGAGAGAGACCGTGCCGAATATGGAGCTAACGGGAGTCCATTCGGAACCCGATAGCTCATTCAAAGAGAACGTGGTATCGCTGAGACGGGTGATTGTCCAGATGCCGTTGTAAGGGAGTGCCGTTGACTTAAATCCCGAGAGAATCACCTGCGTCCCTGTGGTCAGGCCGTGCGCTGGCGTAGTGGTGATAATCCCTGTCGTGGCAGCAGCCGACATTAGCGTAACGATTGAACTGCTGGAGGTGCTTGCCGAAAAGAAGCGGTTCGCCCCCCATCGTGTCGTGCCGTTCGTGCCATCGAGCGCCTCAAGGCGTTTGAGCATGTTCTCGAAGGAACGCTCGACGCACTTCCATGTCACTGTTCCATCAACAACCGTATCTCCAACGGTCGTTGGCCATGTGGGTTCGGAAGCACCGGACGTTCCAGAGGTGGTGGCCAGATACTTGCGTCCATTCTTCGTAGCGAGCGGAATGACGGACACCCCTTCGCGCTGGATGTTCGCGGTGCCAGATGCAACCGTCGTCCACGCGGAAGCGTTGAGATAGGTGAAGACATTTGCGTCCACCTTTGTCACCGATACCCTAGAGCCGTTGGCAACGTGGTTTCCCGGTTGGGTTCCAGCAAGTCCGCTTACCGTGATGATGTCCCCGGTTTCAAGACCATGGGGAGTCGGACAAGTGACAACGGTAGTGAGCGCCACAGTCGGGTGGAGCGCAAACGCGCTTGCGGGAAGCGTGAATGTCAGGGCGTGGATGTAGCGGGTGCTGGCTGCCCACGCGTTGTGACCGTCCAGACGAGGCAGGTTGCTGGCACTGAAGTTCCCGTGAACGTGCTTCAGGTTCGGCCCCATCTCAAAATGGGTCAGAGCCGTGTTGTTGGTATTGGAGAGGGTGACTCCACTCGCGCCAACCTGCGTCAAGGCAGGAAGCTCCAGTGTTGTGAGTCCTAAGCCTGCCGACTGTATCGGGGTTAAACCTCCGACGGCCTCAAGCACGGGAAAGCCTGCTCGAAGCAATGCCGATCCGCCCGCATTACTCAAAGTAAAAGTGCCAATCACCTTCCGTAACTCCGGGAAATCAACAGACGAAATAATACTTCCAGCCAGTGGCTGGAGTGCAAACGACCCTCCGACAACCTTGAGTTTTGAAAAATCCATCGAAGTTAGCGCCGGACCGGCAGCCACCGAAAAACTCCCGGCATATTCCAGTTCGGGACAACTGATGGACGTTAGAGAAGTGATGCCTGATCCACTGACACTAAATGACGCGCCGACGGTTTTGAGTGCAGGCAAACTCAGAGCTGTCAACAATGGGGACCCTATCGAAAGCTGAACACTACTCCCAACGCTGGTCAACTTGGGGAAGGAGATAGAAGTCAGCGAGCCGCCAGTGCTGAAGGTCAATGTCGAGCCAACCAGCCGCAATTCCGGGAAACTCACACTGGTAACAGCATTGGCGACACCGATACCCGATGCAGCCAGCGAGATTGTTCCGACAACCCCGACAAGATCGGGAGCCTCGAAGGAAGTCAAGGTGTCGAGAGC